AGAAAAACTTAGAGACCTTAAACAACCAAACTAATATACTAAAAGCTCAAGGATTTACAGAAAGACAAATCCTTAAAATGAAGTTAGACGGTCAAAAGAAAATAGTAGATGGTCTTATAGCTGAAATAGAAGCACAAAAAATAGTTAATGAGGAGAAAGTACAAGGGTCTATAAGAAATCAAAACATACTTAAAAAGACTGTAGAGTTTCTATTAATAGTACCTAGAACACTTTTAAAATTAAATGAGTTTGCAGCTGAGAGCTTTCTAAAATTAATTAACAAAGTAACTCAAAGTTCAGTAGGAAAAAAACTATTCGGATTCGAACCTATTAATGTAGACTTAGGCTTAACTGAAAGAGCGGACGAATTACTAGACAGAGCTACTAGGTTTATTTTTGACCCAGAGGCTACAGAGTTAGAAGGTCAAAAAGAAATAGAAATACTAGAGGAAAACTTACTAAAACAAAGAGACGCTTTAGCTGGTCATCAATTAGCTATATTAAATTTAGATAAGAAATTTGAGGAAGACAGACAAAAATTATTAGATGAAAATAGTAAAAGAGCTAAGTCTAGAACAGCTGAATTAATAGATAGTGATAATAAATTAATAGAAAAGAAAAAAGGATTTTTAACAGTAATAAGTGAATTAGCACTAGAAGAGGCTAGAATAGAAAAAGAAAAAAATGATAAAATTAAAGAAGATAGGCAGGCTTTAATAAATTTTACAGCTAACTCTATTACTGATGGGCTTTCAACTATAGAAAATTTCACTAGTCAAAGTATTGACAAATACCAGTCTTTAAATGAGCAAGTCTTAGAAGATGAGAAAACTCTTAATAAACAAATATTAGATAATCAAAACTTAACAGAAAAGCAAAAACTAAAACAACTAGAGAAAGTCCAAAGAGATAAACAAAAACTATTAGACGCTAATAATAAAAGAGCTGAAAAGGTTTTTAATATACAGAAAAAAGCTAGTATAGCTGCTGCTTTAATTACTACTTATCAGAGTGCGGTTAGTGCTTATCAATCTCAATTTATACCTATACCAGACCCTTCCTCTCCAATTAGAGGGGGAATAGCTGCGGGTCTAGCTGTAGCCGCGGGGTTAGCAAATGTAAATCAAATTAGAAAACAAAAATTCACAGCTGCGACTTTAGGAGGTGTTCCCAATATAAGCGGTAACTCTATAGGAACTGGAGGAGGTGGGGAAGCTCCAGTAATTGGACCAGCTAACACTAGCACACTAACAGGACAAGAGCCTCAAAGAGTATTTGTAACTGAGACAGATATAACAAACACTCAAAATAATGTAGCTGTAATAGAGGGGCAAAGTACATTTGGAAATTAAAAAATAAATATTATGAAAAATACAGAATTATTAGAATTAATTATTGACGAGGAAGACGAGTCTGGAGTGGATTTTATAGCACTAGTAGACAGCCCAGCCACTGAAAGTCTATGGCTATCTTTTGCTAAACAAAAATTTGAAGAGACTTTTAACGATTACCCAGAGTCAGCATCTAACAACGCAAAGAAAGCTATAGAATACAAAGAAGAGAATAATATAGACTGCGGCACTAGAGTAGGTTGGACTAGAGCTAGACAATTAGCTAATAAAGAAAAGATAAGCTGGGAGACAATAGGTAGAATGGCTAGTTTTAAAAGACATCAACAGAATAAAGACGTTCCTTATAGTGAGGGCTGCGGAGGTATTATGTGGGATGCCTGGGGAGGTGCTACTGGTATTAATTGGGCTATTGATAAAATGAAAACTAAAGACAAATATAGACAGGAGTTTAAAATAGAAGACGAAGAGAAAAGAATAGTAAGCGGTTACTTTATGAAAGCAGACCTTCCTATAATTAGACTTAATGACAATAACGAAAAGTATTATGTAGTCTTTAGGAGAGACACTATAGAGAAGATAGTAAACAAATTTTTTAAGAATGGTCTTAATGCTAACGTAAATCTAATGCACGATAACAACCTACAGGCTAAAGGTGTTTATGTAATAGAGTCATTAATAATAGATTCTAAGAGAGGTATCAAAGCTCCTAAAGGATTTGAAGACGCTCCGGATGGTAGCTGGTGGGGTTCTATGAGAGTAGAAAATGATGAGATTTGGGCTATGGTTAAAGATGGTAGCTTTAGAGGTTTTAGTGTAGAAGGTATGTTTGGCCAGGCTAAGACTGTTAAATATCCAGTAACACTAATAAACAAAATAAGAGAAGTAGTAAAGAAATATAAAGAAAGAAAAAATAGTTAGTATAAAATTGTGATACTATCAAATATTTGTTATATATAATAGTATATAAAAATTTTTCATTATGAGTGAACTTAAAGAATTATTCAACGACATAAAAAGCATATTTAAAAGCGAAGGTGTAGAAGTTGAAAACGAATCTAAAGTTACTACTAAAATTACTGAAAATTTTACTGAAGAAACCTCTGAAGAGACTACTGAAGAAACTATTGAAAAGTTTGAAGACGTAGTACTAGAAGACGGAACTGTAGCACAAATAGAGCCAAATGTCTCTTTAGGTGCTGCCGTAGTCGTAGAGGTTGACGGTGAGCTATTACCAGCTCCAGACGGTGATCATAAACTTAGTGATGGTAGAGTTATCTCTACTGAAGCTGGAGTTATTGTAGCTGTAGAGGAAGCTGAGGAAGAGCCAGTAATAGAAGAGGAAGCTGAAGAGGAAGAGGAAATGTCTACTCCTTTAACTGAAGCTCAAGAAAGAGAAGCTAAAAAAATCATTGAGTCTGTTGTAACTGAGAGAGTGTTTTCTATGGAAGCTACTTTGTCAGAGGAAAACAAAGACCTTAAAAAAGAGATTAACACTCTTAGAGATTCTTTCGCTAAACTTTTAGAATTAACTGAAAAGTTAATTGAAGAGCCTGTTAATAATGCAGTCGTAAAAAGAAATTCAGCTTTTAAATCGCTGAAAAAAGAAAACAAAAAAGATATTATAGATATCTTAAAAAATAAAAATATAATAAACTAAAAATTAAAAATTATGAGTTTTGATGTAAGTGCGCTTCCAGCGTATACGGAACAAAATGCAATGGACTTAATTATTAAGTCAGTTGCTGGAGGAAGGTTAGCAAATTATGCTAACATCCAGGACGGTGTTAAAGGACCGACTACAATTAATATATTATCTTCAGACGTTGTCTTTCAGGCTGACGGATGTTCTAGGAGTGCTAGTGGTTCTACTACTTTAAGTCAAAGAACTATCACACCAGGTGCTGTAGCAATTCACGAAGATTTATGTATGACTGACCTAGCTGCTAAATATACAGCTGTAATGTTAAAGCAGGGACTAACTAACGAAAAAGAAGAGATTCCTTTCGAAGAGTTATATTTCGCTGAAAAAGTTGGTAAATTACAAAAAGCAATCGAGGTTGCTGACTGGCAAGGTGACACAACTAGTGGAACTGCTAACCTATCTAAGTATGACGGTTTAAATAAGATTATCGCTGCAGCTACTGCTGTAGATGGTAACCCTACCTCAATAGCACAAGCTACTGGAATTACAGCGGCTAATGTAATTGGAATCTTAACTGGTATGGCTGAATTAATGCCAGAGGACATTATGGACGCTGACGATTTGAAATTGTTTGTAGGTATGGATACTTTCTTAAAGTATCAAAAAGCTATTGCTGACGGTAACTACTTTCATTATGTAGTAGACGGAGATTTTTCTGGTGAACTTCCATTAATTGGATTCCCGAATGTTACTGTTTGTGCTACTCCAGGTCTTTCTGGTCTAGCTACTGGTAACTGTTATTTAATGAGAGCGTCTAACGTTTATATCGGTGTTGATTTACCAGGTGAAGAGGCTAACGATGTTAGAAGTTGGTATGATGACAATGACAGAATTTATAAGGTGACTATGGCTTTCAGAAGAGGTGTTAATGTAGCATTTCCTGACCAGGTAGTAGAATTCTTATTAGCATAAAATTAATGGGGGATTAATTTCCCCCTTTTAAATAATCGTTAGTTGAAATACTAACAAACAAAAATTAAATAGTTATGAGTTGTGTATTAGCAAGTGGAATGGCTAGAGATTGTAGTGACAGTCTAGGAGGTATTGAGGAAGTCTTAATATCTGAAAGAGACAATGTAACTGCTTTCACTCAGTCAGCACACGAGATAAGTGCTATTACTCAGTCAGGAGCAACTAATTTTTATCGTTACAATTTAAAGAAAGAGTCAGGGTCTTTAACCTCTACAGCAACTGTAGACCAGGCAGCTGGCACTTCTTTTTATGATAATGTTTTAGCGTTTACTATAAATAAGTTAACGGCTACTAAGACAAACGAAATAAAAATGTTAATGTTAGCTAGACTGGCTGTAATAGTAAAAGATAATAATGGTAAATATTGGGCTTTAGGTTTTGACCAGTTCGCTGAGGGTAGTTCTTTAGTGGCACAAACTGGGCAGGCTTATGGTGACCCTAATCAATACCAAATTGAGTTAACTGACAAATCTCAGTTACCTTGTTATGAAGTTCAAGCCTCTGTTGTGGCTGGTTTAACGATTGCTTAATCGTTCTTTGTTGTATGAAAGAGGGGAGTAATATCCCCTTTTTTTTTAAATTTGTAATATGTTAAAGAAATCTTATATAGGAAAAACAATTCACACTAAAGGCTTTAAAGTTTTAGTATGTGAGGAAAATATAGAGTTATTAAAAAAGTTAGAGATAACTGAAGTATTTACAGAAAAGAAAAAAACAAAGAAGAGTGATAGTGATCAATAAGAATAGTAATAATAATTTTATAGCTACCTTATACGAGTTAAGTCAATTAAGTAACCCTTATTATTTGTTTGAGTTTGAGAGTGACCAGACTAAAACTAAATATTATAATGTTATTGCTGATGTAAGTACTAATAAACCTAGATATAATGAATTCAACTTATTAGAGGGGACTGACCCTTTCAATAATGAGTTTGAATTAGGCTCTCCGGGTTTTTATAATTACAGAGTATTTGAACAGGTTAGTAGTTCTAACTTAAACCCTACTGGCTTAAACGTAGTAGAAAAGGGCAAAATGAAATTAATAGACTCTACTTATGAGCCTTCATTCCAACAGCATACAGTTTCACCTACTACTAATGTAGTATATAATCCATCACAATGAGTATAAAACTAATTCCTATCAATTTTGGCGGTTATGAATTACCAGAGTTTAAAGAGTCTAAAAAGGGCGACTGGTACGAATACGGAATTGACAGACCTTATAAAAATACTTATCCAGATTATTTAACTAAACTATATAATGAGTCTAGTAAACATAACCAAATTATTAATAGTAAAGTTAAATTTATAGTTGGACAAGGTTTTGTAGTAGATGAGAAACTAACATTTTCAGAAAGAGCTTATGTAGAGGGTTTTCTTAGGATGCCTAACGAAGACGAGAACATAGACGAGCTAACGTCTAAACTAGCAAAAGATAAGAAAGTATACGGAGGTTTTAGCCTACAGGTTAGAATGTCTAAGAGTGGCAAAATAGCTGCTATTAATCATATTGATTTTTGTGACATTAGAGCTGGAGTAGACAATGGACTTTTTTATTATACAGATGACTGGTCCTCTAGGAATCCACAAAATAACGAAGACTATAAAATATTACAGCAATTTCCTTACGATAACTCAGCTAAGCCAGACATAGACTACTTAATTTATTATAAGGAGTATAGACCAGACTTAGGAGTTTATCCGATGCCAGACTATACTTCAGCTATACCTTACTTAGAGTCAGACGCTGAGATAGCTAATTTTACTTTACAAAACATTAAAAACAACCTCTCAGCTGGTTATGTTATTTCCTTTGCAAATGGTCAACCGACAGAGGAGGAAATGGCTAATATAGAAAGACGATTTAAAGATTATGCTACAGGAGCTGATAATGCTGGCAAACCTTTGCTGTCATTTACTGACCAGAATTCTGATCACCCTCAGATACTACCTATACCAGTTAACGGACAAGATGAAAGATTCATAAACCTAAACAACCAAATAAGGGAAGAGATATTCACAGCTCACGGAATTACTAGCCCTCAATTATTTGGAATTAAAGATAATGCTGGCTTAGGAAATAACGCTGACGAGATTGCTGTAGCTAGTCAATTATATCAAAACCTACAAATAGACCCAGAGCAAAAAGTATTTAATGAGTTAATAAACTCAATACTTAACTTTAATGGTATTAGTGGACACCCAGTAAGACTACAAAAAATAGAGCCAGTACAAAGATACTTTAGTGAGACAGCTATTTTAAATGTAATGACTCAAGACGAAATAAGAGAGAAAATAGGTCTACCAGCTTTACAACCAGAGCAAAAAGTAGAGTTAAAAAGTGATGAGGACGAAATTATATTTAATCAATTAGAGACTACTGGTATAGACGCTAACAGCTTAGAAGTATTAAAGACTTATCATAATCCTATCACTAACTTAAAAGATGCTAAGGAATTTGAAAATAAAATAATTAATGAGTCTTTTGCTATTACTAGTATATTAACAGAATTAGAAAAAAGTGTTTTATCTTTATTAATTAAAAATCCTAGTTTACCTATTACAGAGTTAGCTAGTGCTTTAAAAGTAGAGCAATCATTAATTAGTGAGGCAGTGTCTAACTTATTCGATGCTGGAGCTTTAGATAAAGATTTTAAACCAACTAAAGACGGTGAAGAGAGTATACAAAAACCAAAAGAAGAGACTTTTATAGTATATAAGTACATAGAGAGACCAGACGCTCCTCCTTTAAAGACTCAGAGTAGACCTTTTTGTAGACGTTTAATGTTATTAGCTACTACTAGAAGATATACACTACAGCAACTAGAATTATTAACTAATGATTTTGGTCAGTCTGGAATAGATATTTTTACCAAAAGAGGTGGTTGGTATCACAATTATAAAACTAATAAAACTACTCCTTTTTGTAGACATATTTGGGAGCAGCAAATAGTAAGATTAAAAAAGTAAATTATGGCAGTTTTATTCATCTCAGAGCAATACGTAAAAAACACTACATTAATAGACGAGAATGTAGATGTAAGATTAATTCTACCTAGTATTAAAGACTGCCAGGAGTTAAGGATTCACCCTATTTTAGGGACTCCACTTTATGAAGACTTAAAGACTAAGATAACAGCTAGCACTTTAAACAGTGATGAGGTTAACTTATTAGATAATTATTGCGCTCCTACTATGGCTCAGTGGGTTATGTATGAATGCTCTACTTCTATGTTATTTAAATATAGAAATAAATCTGTAGCAACTAAGAGTAGTGATAATAGTAACCCTATAGACTATCAAGACCTACAGTATTTAAGAGACGAATGGAAAAACAAAGCAGAGGAAAGAGAAGCTAGACTAATTAACTTCTTATGTGATAACGATAATTTATTCCCTAAATATAAAGAACACTCTGACGACTTAAACCCTAGAAAGACAGCTTTTCAAACTAGCTTTTATTTAGGTGGCGGGAATAGTTCTTATTGCTGGGGAGACGAATATAGAAATAGTCAAAAATGATATTAACCTATAATCAAATATTAAAAGAGTTTGAGACGTTTGCTACTAATCATAAGCAAATACAAAATTTTGGTAATGGTGACTTATGGGAAATAGTAGAACATAACCAACTAGCAGACTTTAACTATCCGCTATTTTGGGTAGCTGACCAGCCAGCAACTTTAGGGGATGGTGTTTTTACCTGGAATTTTAATGTAATGGCTATGGACTTAGTTAATAAAGATGAGTCTAATGAGAATGACGTTAAGTCGGATATGTGCCAGGTCCTACTAGACGCTATAGCCTACTTTGAACAAAAAGTTTCTACTACAAATAACGTAGACTGGCTTAAAGTTAATTTAGTTAGATCAGGAACTTTAACTAGTTTTACAGAAAGATTTGAGGACGAACTAACTGGCTGGGGAATGAATATAGGATTTAAGATTCCTTTTAGTTATGATAATTGTAACCTACCAATAAGTTAAAAGATGGGAGTAATATATAATAGAAATAGAAAAAAAGCCTTATTATTTATACCCTCTGGGGGTTTAGGCCCTAGTGTTAGTGCTGACTTTTCATATAGTAAAAGTAGTTTCAACCAGGGTGAAGCCGATCCAACACCGACAATAACAGGAACAGCTGGAGGTACGTTTAATGCAGATGCTGGAGTAGTGTTTGTAGATACTGGAAGTTTTAACAGTTCAACTGGTCAAATAGATTTAAGTGCTACTACTATTGATAGTCATATTATTACATACACTGTAGACGGTGTTCAAAGCGGTCAGACTGTAGGGGTAACGGCTGCGCCTTATAGTTCTACTTCTTCGTTTACATTCGATGGGGTAAATGATAGAATATGGGTTAATTCACAAAATGATATAGATTTAGGAACAACTTGTAGTATAAGTTTCTGGATGAATGGAGATGCCTCTTATAATGGTTTTGTATTTGGTCAAAGCGGTACAAATGCAGGTGTACTTTGGGCATCAACAACAGTTTTTTATTTTTATGTTGCTGGTTCATTTGCTCCTAATTTTACAAACGTTGCGCCTTTATTAACGGCTAATAATTGGCATAACGTAGTAATAACAAGAAATGGAATAAGTGTTTCAGTATATGTCAATGGAAGTTTTGTTGAAACGCAAACAGGAAGCCCATTTACCGCATCAACTAAAATAAATCAAATAGGCGCAAGAGGGTCAACAAGCTCTATCAATATGCCTTGGGAAGGGAAACTTGATGAGGTAGGATTTTGGAATACAGCTCTAAGCAGCGATGCAATAACAGAGATTTACAACAGTGGCGCACCAAATGATTTAACAAGTTTAACTAATGCGAGTTCAAGTAATTTGAAAGCGTGGTATAAAATGGGAGAATAATGAGTACAGAATTTTACAATAGAAATTGGAGAATGCCAAATTCATTTAATGGCAGTGAAGACAATAACTCAAAGTTTTCTAACTATTCTATGAGCTTTGATGGGAGTCAATATGTTGATACAAACCAAAGTTTAAGTTCTTCTTATTCAGCTTTAACATTAAGTGCTTGGGTTAATTATACATCTTTAAGTTCTTTAACAGGTACTATATTTGGTCAATGGATACAAAATAATTTCGAAGTTCCTGGTTCTACTCTAATATGTTACACAGTTTCTAATAAAATAAAAGTTTATTTAGGGCCTTCTGCAAGTTCTTTAACAAGCACAACTACTTTAAGCACAGGAACTTGGTATAATGTCATTTTAAGATTTGATGGTTCTACTATGAAACTTTATATTAATGGAACAGAAGAAGATAGTATAGCTTTTACAGCCATAAATAATTCAGCACAAAATTTAATTTTAGGAGCTTATTCAAATAGTGGTCAAACAGGGTATCAAAGTTTTTTAAACGGCAAGTTAGACCACGTTGCAATCTTTGACTATGCACTTACAGACGGAACAGGCGGAACAACAAACCAAATAGCTGAACTCTACGGAAGCTCCAGCACTGGGGTAGGTAATCCTATGGCTATTACAAATGGTAGAAAGCCAATTTCTTACTATCCTTTAGGAGATTATTCAGCTTATAACGGAACAGAATATTTAGTTCCTAATAGTGCTGTTAGTGATTATGTATTTGAGATTATACCGCAAGGAGATTATATCAACTGTGGGAAAGGAATTGGCAATAGTATTGGTGATAATTACACAGGTGGTTTAACTATCTCTGGTTGGATAAATCCAAACACTACCACAAGTGATGATGGAGTATTCCAGTTCGGTAACTTTACAGGGTATGAAATGGCTTTAGTTCTTAATGCAAGTAAATTTATTTTTTATAATAATGGTCAGAAATTTGCAGTAAGTTACACAAACCCTAACAATGAATGGACAAATTTTGCTTTAACTTTTTTACCTTCTAGCTCTGTTTTTTATGTTAATGGTGTTGTTGCCGCCAACTGGACTTATACAGACTTAGATTTAAATAATTTAGATTTTATTATAGGTTCTTATTATAATGCGGGTTTCAACCTTACTGGAGAAGTGTCAAATTTTTCAGTATTTAACACAGCTTTACCAGCAACAGGAACAGAATCAATAGAATCTCTATATAACTATGGAACTCCTCCAGACATTAGCTCTTACAGTGGTTTACAAGGCTGGTGGAAGTTAGATGCTTCAGCTACTTTTGACGGCTCTAACTGGAGTATTCCAGACTCAAGTTCTAACTCAAATACAGGAACTTCTAGCGGAATGACAGCAGCAAATTTAGTTCAATCTAATCTTAATATATTAAGTCCTTATAGTAGATACGCTTTAGATTTTGATGGGACATCGGATTATATAGAAACTTCATTAATAGACATAACAGGAAATAAAACAGTTTCATTATGGATTAAACCTACAGTCACTGGTAATAACGGAGCCATTTTAACCATAGGTCAAGCTGGAGCTTCTTCAGATAATTTAAGTATAGGATTATGGGAAAGTAATATTCAAGCACTAATGGTTCAAAATACTTACAAAAGAAGAAGTACAACGACTATAGCTGCTAATACTTGGTACAATATTGTAATAGTTAAATCTACTAACACAATTGAAAATATTTATATAAACTCATTTAACAGTACTTTAAATAATACAGGTGGATGGAATGCAACTATTGACCCTTCACAGTCGAGTATAGGTAAGGCTTCTTTTAATAGTGGTTCAAACTTTCAATATTTTAATGGTTCTATTTCTAATATTTCAGTGTGGAACGCAGCTTTAAGTTCAGCACAAGTAACAGAAATTTATTCAAATGGTTTGCCATCAAATCTCAAAAATCATTCAGCATATTCTAATCTTGTTAGCTGGTGGCAATTAGGTGAAAATATGAGTTATGATTCTAACGTGTGGACTGTAATTGATGAGAAAGGAACTAATAATGGAACAGGAGCAAATTTAGCACCAGCTGAGGATTCAATAGTAAATGGAGTTGGTACGTCTGGCAATGGTTTAAGTGATGGAATGGGTGCAGCAGATAATATAATAGGCGAAGCACCTTACAGCACTTCAAATGCTTTAAGTTATGGAATGGGAGCAGATGCTAAAAGCACTTCAGTACCGAGTTAATAATATTAAATAAATAAAAAAATGAGACAATACATAGTAATTAATTTAGAGAATACAGACAAAGTAATCTTTTCACAAGTTAATCAAAGCAGCGCACAAACGATGCGAAGGAATTTAGCTAATACACAAGGTTTATTAAGCTACTCTGTAGAACCTTCATTTATTACAAATGGAAGTTTACCTATAGTAGGAAGTGTGATGAATCAAAGTGAGTGCTTAGAACTAATGGCTACATCTGAATGGAGCGAACCTATGCCAGAATGAAATTGATCAAGATTAAAAAAAAGAGAAAAGGAAGACATAGCAAAAATGCTTCTTTAAGTAAGAATAGTAAGAACTACAAAAAACCCTATGCAAAACAGGGACGCTAAAATATTATATAAAATGGAGGATCACAGTCTACTAATGGCCATAACTGCTCTAGTAGGGGGCTTAGGCTTAAAACAAATTTGGGATATTATCAAAAAGAAAATGGATATTAATGCCAATAAAGAAGCTAGGACAGACGGTTTTCAGATACAAGTAATAGAACAGCTTAAAGAAAAGATAGGGGACTTAGAGAAAAAAATAGACTCATTAATAACAGAAAACACTCACCTAAGAGAGAAGCTAGCTAGAATGGAAGAGAGGCTATTAATAAACGCAAAAAAAAAAGTCAATAGGCGAAATAATGAAGCTAAGTAAGAACTTATATTTATCTGAAGTTACTAAGTCTAGGACAGCTAAAAGACTAGGTATAAGCAACGAACCAACAAAAGAACATTTAGTTAATCTACAAATACTAGCAGAAAAGATATTTCAACCCCTTAGAGACTATTATAACTGTCCTATTTATATTAGTAGCGGTTATCGTTCAGAGTCTTTAAATAAGGCTATAGGTGGGAGTAGGTCATCTCAGCACTGTAAAGGTCAGGCTATTGACATAGACAGAGATGGTCATAGCTTACCTAACAACAGTCAAATATTTGAGTATATTAAAAACAATTTAGAGTTTGACCAATTGATTTGGGAATTTGGTAGTAATACTAATCCAGACTGGGTACACGTTAGCTATAATACAAACGGCTCACAAAGAAAACAAATCTTAGTAGCTTATAAAGATTCTAATAATAGAACTAAGTATAAATCTTATGAGTAATAAAAAGAAATTCAAAGACACTGCAATAGGTAAATTCTTAAAAAACAAAGCACCTAACATATTAGATATAGTAGGGGATGTATTACCAGACAAAGGAGCTTTAGGAATAGTTAAAAACCTCATCGACAAAGACGACACTATAGACGCTGAGACTAAAAAAGAACTACATAACCAACTAATAGAAGCGTATAAGACTGAAGTAGCAGACAGAGATTCTGCTAGAAAGAGGGAGGTAGAGATATCTAAGGTTAGAAAGTTTGATTTTATGTTTAATTTAACTGGCTTAGTAGGGTTAGGAACTTTTGTTTTTTTAGTTTATGCTATTGTTTATATACAGATTCCAGAACATAACGAAAAGACATTCTACACTTTAATAGGTTTATGTGAGGGAATAGTGCTTAGTATTTTTGGATTTTACTTTGGAAGTTCATTAAGAAAAAATTAATTATATTTACGTTTTTAAAACTCAGTGAGTAAAAATAAACAGCATTCTAAACGTTATACAGAGTCAAATAAATCTAATCCTAGATTTAGACTTAAGCCAGATGAGGCAGAAGTATTAATCCAATATAGAAGAGCTAAGTATGAATGTGAGAAAGAAGGCTTAGACCCTAAGACTTTACATAGTGGCTGGATTAAAAACAAAAACGCTAGTCTTTATTTTAAACAACCTAAGCCAGCTGAAATAGATTTTAAGAAGCTTAGTAAAGAACTACTAGAAGACTTAAAAGAATACAGTCCTAAATATCCAAAACTAGAAAGAGAAAAGTACAAAGACGGACACTTATTATTTATGTGTCCTAGTGACCTACATATAGGAAAGCTCTGTAAGTCTTTTAATAGTGGGGAAGAGTATAATAGTCAGGTAGCTGTCATAAGAGCCTTAGAAGGTGTTAAGGGGTGTTTAAACAAAGCTCAAGGCTTTAATGTAGATAAGACTATATTATTACTGTCTGGAGATTTACTGCATATAGATAATTTTAACAATACGACAACAGCGGGAACTAAACAAAATGAGACAGATGGTCTTTTAAGTGATCACTTTCAAATAGCTAAGAGGTTAATGGTATCTATTATAGAGATGCTATTAGAACAAAGCACTGTCCACGTTATGTTTACTCCAGGAAATCACGACAATACTATAGGCTGGTTAGTTGCTGAGGTCCTAGCGGTTTGGTTTAGACATAATAAAGATGTCACTTTTGATGTTAGTCTACAAATGAGAAAGTACTATAAGTATAAAAATAATCTTATTAGTAGCTGTCACGCTCATAAAATAAAAGCTGACACTCTACCTATGATAGTAGCGGATGAGTGCAAGTGGTGGTCAGAGACTAAATACCGTTATATGTTTACACAACATATTCACCACAAAGTTAGTAAACAATTTCCTGGCCTTTGGGTCGAGTCTTTAATGTCACCTAGTGAAGCTGACATTTGGCATCACACTTCAGGTTATCAAAGCTCTAATAATAAAGCAATAGAAGCCTTTTTGTTTAGTGAGTTCGGACAAGTCGCTAGACTTACTCATCTATTTTAACAATAGACTGTTAATAAAGTTTTTATTATATTATTTGTTTTGTGTTGTTTTTATGTCTATGTTTATATCCATAAATTTAAAACTAATAAAATGAACAACGAAATAAAATATTCAACTAGACATATATATGTACCAGCTGACAAAATAGACTCACTAGTAGAATTCCAAGAAAAGTGTAGAAACAACGGACACAAATCTTATAGTTCTGTAATTATAAAACTAATAGAAGACTATAACAAAAACAATTAAGCTATGAATTCTAATATATATTACAACTCACATAATGACTATCTAGAACACTGGGAAAGGTACGAAAGGAATAACTTTTTAACTCAAAGACTACTTAATATTATAATACAGGCTAATTGGAATAAAAGAATACTTTGTAGTCCTTACTTTAATATGGAAAGTAATGACTTAGAGATTCACCAAAATAGATTTGGACGCTATATAGCAATAGTAGAAACTATAGGCGAAGAGATGAAACGACTAAGAATTAATCATAATAAAGAAAGAATAGATAAAATAATTAATATATTAACTAAAATACAACAATATGAAATACCAAAATAAAACAGAGCAATTAAGAGACTTATACACTCAGTGCAATCTTACTAAAGAGGATGTCCATAAACATAGTCACTATACTATCATAACTAGAACTGGTATAGAAAAGATACAATACGCTAAGGGAATTAAAGTAACCTTTGAGCCTATCAAAACAGAAAGAGAGTTTTGTGTAGTTAAAGCTACAGCAACTCTAAAAGATGAGGTTATAGAGACTTTTGGGTCAGCTGCTAAAGAGACTAGTCATAATAAGTATTTTATGGAAATGGCAGAAAAGAGAGCGTTAAGTAGAGCGGTCTTAAAATTAACTAAGGCTTATTCTATTGGAGTATTTGGAGAAGAGGAAGCTGACGACTTTAAAAGAAAATAATTATGGAAGACAACAAAGCAAACACTAAAGAGAATAACGACTTTATAGAAGAGTTATTTAATAAAATAGATACTAATAAACTATACAACAAAATAAAAGACAATGAAGCAATTTAAAATAAGATGTTCTGCTATTGGTCAAATTATGACTAACCCTAGAACAAAGAAAGAATACTTATCTAAAACAACGGCTAGCTATTGCGAAGAGTGGCTAAAAGAACAAATCTACGGACGTAAAAAAGAATTTACTAGTAAGTACACTAATAAAGGAAATATAGTAGAGCAAAGTAGCTTAGACTTTGTAGCTAGTGAGTTAGGTTATGGAAGTTTAGCTAAGAATGAAGAGTCTTTTGAAAATGACTTTTTAACTGGCACACCTGACGCTATACTAAAGGATCATATAATAGACGTAAAAAATAGCTGGGACTGTTTTACATTTCCTCTATTCTTTAATAACGTACCTAACAAATCTTATTACTGGCAGGCTCAAGGCTACTTAGCCTTAACTGGATTAGATTCTTATAAGTTAATTTATACGCTTATGGACACTCCAGACGAACTAATAGAGAAAGAGTATTTTAATAGTAATTTAGACTATAATACATTTGCTAAACAGTATAAGTATTCCAGTATTGACCCAAAGTATAGAATTAAGGTATTTGAAATAGAGAGAAACGACACTGACATAGACCTAATTTATACTAGAGTAGTAGAATGTAGAGAATATTTAATAAAAATAAACCAATAAAAACAACAAAATGAAAAATACAACAATTGACAACGAATTAAAAAGAGGGGTTTTTAAGCCTTACTATTTAATTAGTGATTTAAAACCAGCTAAAGTAAATAGAGACTTATATAACTCACACGCTGAGAACTTTAAACATAAATTAAAAGCTAACGACTGGCTATCACCTGTTATAATTTCAAATAAAGGAGATGTAATAGAGGGACATCATAGAATAGAATCTGCTAAGTTACTAGGACAATCAACAGTTCCTGCTTATATAGTTAGTTGGGTTAATACTGATATAGAGAAAGACCACTTAAACTGTATAATAAGCCTTAATAATGGTAATAAAGCCTGGTCAACTTTAGACTATCTCAAAGCATTTGCTATAGAAAACGAAGACTATAAAATAGTTTATAATTCATATAAAGCTAATTCTAATAATATTTCTGTAGGTAATATAGTAAATTCCTATTTTGGATGTGCTAATAAAATATTTAAAAAAGGTAAATCTAAAATAATAAATAAATTATTCGCTGACTATTTAGTAAGTAAATTTTCTTACTTAAATAAAGAATACGGAAAAAATATAATAGCTGCTTATTGTGTTAGGGAGTTAATCAAAGTAGCATATACTAAAGCAAAACAAGATAAAAAAACAGTCGATTTTTTATTTAAAAAATATGAGGAAATGGCTAAAAGTAATCACCCATCTATAACCTCTATAACTAAATTTAAGCCTATAATGGAATTATACTTAAATGAGTATAATATGATAATAACAAATAAATAAATAAAAATGGAAAAACAAAAAACAGTTTACTGCGGTGGCGGTAATAAAAGAAGTGATAACTGGTTAACGGTGACAGTCCACTTAGATAAAGCAAAAGAACATATTTTTGATTATAAAGGAAATAAGTATCTTAAGCTAAATATAAACGTAAAGGAGCAGGCGGACCAATACGGAAAGGATGTAAGTCTAAGTGTAAATACTTACCAGCCAGAAAAGGAGCAAACACAACAGAAAGCAGCTCCAGTAGAGGAGTCTGATGACTTACCCTTTTAACTTAGATTATGTCTCGAAAACATTTAAAAAGTTTAGGGTTGAATTCTACAGTTATACAAAATATGTTAATGGACGGTTTATCACTACCAGAAATAGCAAAAAAATATAACATAGATTATGGAAGTCTAGTAGTTTTTTTTAAAATAGAAAAGAAAAATTATAAGTATTTCGACTATAAACAAAAAGAGCAAACTAAAAAACTAGAGGCGGTTCACGCTGCCTCTTTTGTTTTTGATAGGGTTTACACTTTAGACACTCTTAACAATAACGAAATGGAAGCCTATCTACAATATAATAATAAACATAAATTTTATTATGAAAGATGAAATTATAATGAATGAAGAGCAAAAGGTTATTTTATCTATAGAGTATTTTAACAAAAAGTATAGTCTAAACTTAACTAAGACAGCTAATCAATTTACTATGTGGGACTGTCAAAGTGATAAATTAATAATAGAATTAAAATTTAGAAATGACTACTACACTAATAAATATATTCAAATAGATAAATTTTTGTCTTTAATTATGGCTGCGGAGTATCATAAAAAAACCCCTTACTATTGTGTTAAGGACTCTAAAGGCTATCATTTTTACAACCTAGAACAACAAAAAACAACGCTTTTAAATTCTAATATAATTACTAAAAAAGTATCTTATCAAACAGACTTTAATAAAAAAGACAAAATAAATAAATATTTTTATATACTTAAACCAACACAACAAACACAACTAAATGAGCGAGGAACTACCATATTTTAAATTTTTCCCTAGTCAGTGGATAGGGGGAGAGATTAACTACTTATCTAAAGAAGACAAAGGAGCTTTTATAGATGCTGTATGTCACTACTGGAATAAAGACTGTCAGATGACTTACACTAAATTAACTAGACGAATAGGACAAAAGTCACTAGATACCTTACTAGAAGAGGAGCTAATTCAAAAAAAGGGCAACCAAATTAATATTAAATTTTTAGATAAACAATACAACGAACGAAAAGAACAGTATATCAAAAGAGTCGAAGCTGCTAAGAAATCTAAAAAAACTAAAGTAATTAAAGATAATAACCCTTATATGTCCACTAATAGTATCAATAACTTTCTAAAAGCACAAAAAAATGATACTTGAAAAGGAAGAGCAATTAAAATACTTATACGCTTTTAAAGAGGGTAAAATAAAAAGAGGCCTAGGTATTGGAAACGAATTAGATAACTGGATATTATATAAAAGAGGGAGCTTTTCTATTATAGTGGGGCTAGATAATGTAGGCAAAACTAATTTTATGCTATGGTATTTTTTAGCTTTAAGTGTTAAGCACAATATTAAGTGGTGTATTTGGTCAGGTGAAAACTCAGCGGGCCAATTGACTAGAGACTTAATACAAATGTACTCACAAAGCAAACTAAACGAACTAACCAAAACAGAAATAGAGAAATATAATAACAAAATAGATAGCTGGTTTACTTTTATATCTAATAAAAAAATGTATAATCATAAGGAATTACTAAAGATATTTAAGGAGTCTAAGTGTGACGCTGGGGTTATTGATCCTTTTACTGGATTAAACCACGACAGGCGAGTTAATCAATACGAGCGTAACTATTTAATATGTAACGATATTAGAGAGTTTTGTAATACTACTGGAAAAGCTATATATTTAATGACTCATCCTATGACAGAGTCAGCTAGAAGAGTATATCCACCAGGTCACGAGTTCGCCTCTTATATACAACCTCCTAGAAAATCTGACGTAGAGGGAGGGCAGGTTTTCGCTAATAGATGCGACCAGTTTTTAAGTATTCATAGGTTTATTAACAGCCCTCAATTATGGATGATGACCCAGGTTAGGGTAGAAAAAATTAAGGACAAAGAGACTGGAGGAACTCCAACACTAGACGAACCGCTTTGTTTTGACTATAATAGTGGTCAAGGTTTTACAATTGGAGGACATAACATATTAAAAAACATACAACAAAATAACATACAACTATGAACGAACTAGACGTAATACTTAGAAAAAATAAGCTTGATATAATGATTATAAAAGCTAGCCACCAATTAGAAAAGAAAAAAGATAAGGTTAAACAGGAGGGGCTAGAAACCTTAATTAATATACTAGAACTAATACACGAACTACAAGACGAAGTAAGACAGCAAAGAAAACAAATAGCTACACTAAAATATGAGAACGCTGTAGCCTATAAAGAAAATGCTATATTAAAGACTGACTTTGATAAGTATAAATTTAACTTAAAGAAAGCTGAATTAGACTCACCTAACTTAAAAGATAATGAATAAAATATATAACTTAATACTACTTAGTCACATATTGTGCTTTATAGCTGGATGCTGCTTTGTTCTATTATCTCAGCAAATAAAAGAAGACATTAAAAAAAATAAAGAATTATGAAAAAAAGAACGCTTAACGAACTACGGCAAACTAAAGACTCTGTATATAATAACCCAGACAGCCCTATAGAAAACAGTATTAACTACTTATGTACTATATATCCTAACGATAGCGAGCTAGGAAAAGTAATAAGAAAACACTTTCAAAAATGAAAATACTAAATTTATACGCCTGTTTAGGTGGTAACCGCTACAAATGGAATGAAGTTAAAAACGATATAGAAGTGACAGCCGTAGAGTTAGATCCAGAGTGTGCTAGACTATATAAAGAGCGATTTCCTAATGACACTGTAATAGTAGCTGACGCTCACCAATACTTATTAGACCACTATAAAGAGTTTGATTTTATTTGGGCTTCGCCGCCTTGTCCTACTCATAGTAGGTTAGTGACTTCATTAAAAAGTAGAACCAAAATGAAGTATCCAGATATGAAATTATACCAGGAAATTATATTTTTAGATAATTTTTTTAAAGGTAAATATGTAGTTGAGAACGTTATTCCGTTTTACCCTCCTTTAATACCAGCTAAAAAAAGAGGTAGGCACTTATATTGGACTAATTTTAATTTACCTAACAAAATTAACGAAAGACATAACCCAGACTTTACTAGAGTAAAAAATCATATTGAAGTTATGAGTAAATTTCACGACTATGATTTTAATAAATACAAAGGAGAGCAAAGGAGAAAAAAAATAGCTAATAATTTAGTAGACTATGAAGCTGGTAAAACTATTTTTGAAGTAGCAATAGGAATTATTAAAAAACAAAATGTAAACCAAAAAAGTATATTTGATGAACAGTAACCAAAAAGGAAAACGTTTTGAGAGGGACGTAGCAAAGCAATTAAATAATAAGTTTAATACTAATGTAAGACGTACTCCAATGAGTGGGGGAATGAGTATTAAAGGAGATATTATAGACATTAATCCAGACTCTGTACTATTTGACTATCATTGGGAATGTAAAAACCAGGAGAAGCTAAACATTTGGAAAGCACTAGCTCAGGCTAGAGCAGATAAGCCACTAGGTAAGACTCCAGTAGTAGTGTTTACTAAGAACTTTGAGAAAGACTACGCCTGCTTAGAATTCGAGGACTTTATGAATTTACTTAAAACAATAGAACAATTACAAAATGAAATCGACACTAAATAGAATAGCTGACCTAATAGAAGAGTATAACTCTACAGATATATTTGACGGTAATAAATTAAACCAGCAACTAAAAGAACTAACTAGTAGACTATATCACATAGAAACTATGAGAACTAAAGCACACGAAGACTATGAGAAAGTTATTCATACTAAAGTAGCTGAAGGGTTTTCTGTAGCTAGAGCCACTAATGAAGCTAAAGTAGAAGTCCCTGAGATGTATCAACTAAGAAGACTATTAGAGTCTGGCTATAGGGTAGTGGATGCTATGAGAACAAATATAAGTTTTTTAAAGTCTGAAATGTATAATGTCACAAAAGAGTATTAATGGACCGCAAACTAATTAAGAAAATAGAGAACTTTATTTTGTATATAGGTAGAGAGTATAAGGTAGTCGAATTAGAAGACTTTAAACAGGATATTTTTATACTACTACTAAACAAAGGGGAGGACTTTATTATACAATTAGACAGCGAAAACTCAATTAAGAAATACGTCTATAAATTATGTATATTTCAGATAATAAGTGAAAGAGGACACTATAGAACTAAATACTATATCCCTAGTCACTTTAGCAGCTTAGAAGACATAGAAACTTATTCAAATAGTTGTTTTAAAGATGAGGTTCTTAATGATCTTATTAACTCTTTAGATGGCTTAGATAAGATTATGTTAGAACATTTATTACTTTGCTCTGGCAATAAGCAGTGCCTAGCTAAAAAAACTAACATTCATCAAAACACAATTCAATATAAATTTAAAGAATTAGCAAATAAAATAAAATTAAACTGGTCACTAAATGAATTCTATACTTAACACCTTAATAATAATATCACTAGCCACTACCTGGGTAGATTACGCTAGACCAATATTAAATAAATTAGACTATAAACCCTTTAACTGTAGCTTTTGTCTTAGCTTTTGGATTAGTTTAATAACTTTTTTTATAACTTTAGAACCTTTAATATTGACAACTCCGTTAATTTTGCGTATAATAGAAAGACGATTATTATGACAATAGAACAAGTAATAAAAGAATATGACAAAGTAAAAGCGTTTCCTAGTAAGGTAGATATATCTTTTCTTAGAAATAATTTTGACCCTATAATAAAAGAAAACTATCCAGAGGTTAGGATTAGTTGGGCCTGTAATAGTTGTGTTAAAAACCAAATGAGTCTACTATTAAGCTGGTTAACTACTAAAGAAACTAAAGAAGCTGAAGCTGTTAAAAATAAAAGGAATGTCAGAAAAAAGAGAACACCGAAAAGAAAAAGTTAGCTATGGCTACTTTATAGACGAAGACGGACTCTTCTATTATAGTGAAATAAACGGAGAGACCTTTCAGTGTTTTGATATAAACGGAGTAGCCTCAGCGACATATGAATTTGGAATAGATTACAATGTATTAGAATTAGCTTATATTTATGAGAATGATAGACCCAATGATGACGAAATTTATTAATGAGACAATGAAAAGGAGATTAACATATAAAGGAAAGAGAGTTTATATTAAATCTTTAGACACTAAAAAAGCTATAGTCAGCTATACTAAGGAGGGTAACTATAAACAATTTAAAGTTAATATTAAGGACCTAGTAGACTTTAAATGAAACTAACACCTAAAGAAATAAAAGAGCAAAAAGCCTTATATGGTAGTGAGGCGGTTAACTACTTTGTTCGCTTTATGGATATGAAAAAAAGACTTAAAACACTACCAGAGTATTTTATTAAAGAAGTGATTAAGAACAGTGACGATATACGAGCTAATAACAATACTGGAGGAGGAAGTAGTAGAGCATACAAAAGGAAACTTCAAAACATCCTTTCAAATAGAGCAATTAAAATTGATAGCAGAAAGGGAAGTTATACCAAACTGGGTGAGGGAACTAATAAAGAAGTATGACAAAAAAGCTAACACCTAAACAGAGAAAATTTGCTGAGGAGTACGTTAATACTGGTAATGCTTCAGAGGCTTATAGGAGGGCTTATGATGTTTTAGAAACTACTAGTAATGATGTTATAAAAGTAAAGGCTAGTGAACTTCTTAAAAATGGTAACATAGCGGTAACAGTCAAAGAGTTACAAAAAAAAGAAGCTGAAGACTTCCAAATAACTAGGAAGGAAGTAGCAGAGGGCTATTTTAAAATGATTAAATCTTGGGAGTATCTAATGGACCTAGCAGCAAAAGAAAACCTAACTAAAGATCAGAAAGCTAAGTTCTACTTACTTAAAGAAATGGTCAAAGGAAGTGACTATAGAGGAGCTTATGATTCTATTGCTAAGATGTTCGGATTAAACGCTCCAGACAAACAGGAAATAGAACAGACAGTCCATAATATAAACATCAACATAAAGCGTGGAAGCGACTGAAATCTTCGAGCGTAACTACGATTCTAAGGCTAAGATAGTAATCAATAGAGGAGGTACTAGGAGCAGTAAGACCTGGTCCTTAAATCAATTGTGTGCTTTGTGGTTAATTAGTGGTAATTATGGTAATGGTAATTATATTAGTGAGGGGGTTTGGACTACTGTAAGAAAGTATAGAACTAATCTAGATGGAACTGTTATAAGAGACTTTGAGGACATTCTAAAAGCAGAGGGCTGGTATAGTGGGGTAGATCACAACAAAACTAAAAAGCAATACAGATACGGAAAGAGACTAGTAGAGTTTATAGGTGCTGACGATGAGCAAAAGCTAAGAGGAGCTAAAAGAAATATATTATATTGTAACGAAGCTAACGAGTTAGAATATAAACAGGAGTTTTTTCAGTTACTAATGAGAACAGAGAATAAAATCTTTCTAGACTTTAATCCAGACGATGAGCAAATTTGGATTAACCAGGAGCTAGAAATTAAGCGTTCTAATGAGGTAGCAGACGTTGAGGTCATAGTATCTAACTATAAAAATAATTCATTCCTACCTAAGTCATTAATTAAAGAAATAGAATACCTACAGCAAACAGATAAAGAGTTTTGGAAGATATATGGATTAGGAGAGTATGGTAATATTAGCGGTCTAGTCTATGAGAATGTTAAGTATATCGATACTATGCCAGACTGTAAGCTAGTATCTTATGGGTTAGACTTTGGATATAGTATAGACCCCTCAGCTTGTGTAGCTGTATACAGAAAGGATGACGAGCTATATTTAAAAGAGATTATCTACGAAAGAGAATTAACTAACCAGGACCTAGCAGAAAGACTAAGACCTATTATAGGTAGAGATGAGGTTATTTGTGATAGTGCAGAGCCTAAAAGTATTGAGGAGATATATAGACTAGGATTAAACGCAAAGCCAGCAACTAAGGGTAGAGACAGTATTCTAAACGGAATAGACATTCTTAAACGTTTTAAAATAAATGTAGTAAATAGTAGCAACCTTAGAAAAGAGTTTAGAACGTATAAATGGGCTACAGATAAAAACGGAAATAGCTTACAAAAACCAATAGGAGCGGATCACTTATTAGACGCTTTGAGATACGTTGCTTTGATACATTTAAAACAAAATAATAAAGGATGGTATTCAATTAGATAATTTAGTATATTTACAAAGTATTTTTTTAGCCAAAAATATACATCAAATAAAATGGGTAGAGGAAGTAGTCGGCGAAAGAGCGTTGCTTCCTCTTTTTTTTTACAGAGGAAAAAACAGCAAATGCTGAGCAAATGGTAAGCAAATGCTGAGCAAATGGGGTTATATAAGATAAGAAAAGATAAGATATATATCTTTTCGTTATATTTTAACTTAAAAACTAGCATAATTAAAATAAGAACCTTTAAGCAACTTAAAAACCTCATCCTATACAAATACACTAGAAAAGTATTTAAGTGTCTTAAAACTAATCTAAATAGTGTTTATGGACTTATTGAGTTGTTTTATTTAGTTAGTGTTTAATTAATTACTATTTAAGTGAAATAAATTTTAGTGACTTTTGTTATAATTAAATAATTTGTTATATATAGAAATATGGAAATCACAATCCCGACAAAGTGGGAAGACATAACGATAGGTAAATACATAAACCTAAGACCAGTACTAAACTCTGAACTAAGTCCAATAGAAAGAGTAGTAAACATACTAGCAGTATTAACTGGCCAGAAAAAAGAGGTAATTAAAAATATTAGTCTAGACCAGTATAAGACTATTAAAGAAAAAATGTCATTCCTAGAAACTGAACTTCCTAAACAACTAAAAGACAGGAAATTTAAAATAGGAGGTAAATGGTATAAGTTTGAAGTCAAAGCACAAAACTTAATTTTTGGGGAATATATAAACACTATGGAGATTCTACAAAGTGCTAAGGATGACCAGGAGGCTATATTTAATAACCTTCATAGAATACTAACTACTATTTGTAGACCAATAGAAAAGAAGTTCCTTAGATGGAAGGATATTAAGGTAGACGGTGAACTACTAAGAGAGACCCAGGAAAACTTTTTTAACAATATGCCAATGACAATAGCTTATCCGATAGGTGTTTTTTTTTACACTCACTCGGAGAGCTTAACGGAAACTATAAAAATCTGTTTGATGGAGGAAGCTCAGAGACTGAAGAGGGAAGCGGAGACAGAGATAGCTTTAATAAGAGATGGGGATGGTGGCAAACACTAGACAACCTAACAAATAGTAGAATTGACAAATGGGATATAGTACTAGACTGGAATATTATTAAGGCTTTAAATATAGTAGCCTATTATAGTGATAAACAAAAAATGCAGATGCAAATACAAAAAGACCATATGCAAAAAATAAAAAGAAGGTGAGTGATCAATTAGACATATTTGGCTTTGATGTTAACCAACTAGAAGAGGTTAAAATAGATAACCCTAGTACACTAGCTGAGGTGTTTAATAATATTGCTGCAGATATGGTTTTCTGTTTAAAGCAGTCAGTCCAAAAAGAGAAGCTGACTTATAAAGGTGGGTTATTAGAATCTATTAAAATGCCAGTTAAAATGTTTGGTTTTAGAATGGTGGCTACTTTGTTTTTAGCTGACTACTACGACTATCTTAATAAAGGTGTTAAAGGTATTGGAGGCACTAGAAAAACTGAGAACGGTAAATATATTACAGGACCTATGAAAGCCTGGGAGATTAAAGCTCCAGAAAGTCCTTATCAATTTAAGAAAGGTCCTAGCGTTAGTCATATTAGACAGTGGGCTAAAAGTAAGGGCTTAAATGAATACACTGTTAGAACGTCAATAGCTCACAAAGGAATTAGACCTAGATACTTTTTTGACAATTGTATGAAAGAGACTTTTTATGGTGAAACATTTAACAGATTTAAAACAG